GGAATTACCTGATCCCTGATCTGCTGCCTAAGCCCGCTGTGGTGCTGCTGTACGGCTCTGGAGGCGATGGCAAGTCGATGGCGGCCTGGACGCTGCTCAAGCACATCGCAACGGGCGCTCCGTTCGTCATTCGGGGGCAGCTGGTGCCGGTCGAGCAGGGCCCCGTGCTGATCCTTAACGGCGACCAGCCGATGGTGCAGTTGCAAGAGCAGCTCGAGGAGGTTGACGTTCCAGTCGATGCGCCAGTCACGATCCGTACGGACTTCCAGCTGCAGCGCTTTGCCTACTTCTGCAAGCAGGTCCACAAGTACAAGCCGAGCCTGGTGATCATCGACTCGCTGATCGGCTGCTCTGGCGGTAAGGCGTTTGACGAGAACAAGTCGGAGTTCGCTCAGCCCCTCTACTGGCTGACCCGGAACAACGGCGTGATGTTCCCGGCAACAACGATCGTCGTGATTCACCACGCCAACAAAGCCGGCGGGTTCAGAGGCACCAGCTCGATCCGGGACGCCGTTGATGAGGTCTGGAGCCTCAAGAAGCCCGATGACAAGCAGATCGAGCAGACGGGCCAGGCAGCGCGGATCTTGACCGTTGAGAAGTCGCGTAGCGGGCGCGGAGGAACTCAACTGCTCATGAAGCAGGAGAAGGACCTCAGCTTCACCCTCTCTGATTGGACCCCAGAGGTCGATCCGACCAATGCCTCGCCCTCCGGCATCACGGATCGGGTTCTGCAGCGCCTCAGGGTCGTTTACCCGGCGCTGAGGACACAGAAGGACCTCGTGGCGGACCCGCTGTGCGGCGGATCGGTCCAGGGCGTGAAGAAGTCGATCCAGCGGCTGCTTAAGCGCGGCTTGATTGCAGAAGGGGAGAAGACGCTGGATGCCGCTACTGGTAGACCCCGTTTTCTCTATCAAGCAATTCTCTCGCGCGGAGAGGGTGTAAATGTGTGTCCCCTTAGGGAAAAACCCAGTACTGGTACGGGATCTGATGGGGGACACGTAGGGGGACACAAGGGGGACACATCCACCGATAGCCACGAGGAGCCTGGTACGTCCAAGGGGGACACAATGATTTCCGATTCCCCTGAGTGTCCCCCATCACATCCCTTGCAGCGCAAGGAAAGTGCCCCTAAGGGGACATCTGGGACAGCTATACGCGCGCGCGTGAGCGAAACCGAGGAGTTCAGCGATGCAGAGCTTGACGGCTCTATGGGCGCAGCATTCTCAAATTGGGACTAGTCATGAGACAGAAGATTCGCCGCCTCAGCGAAGAGGAGCGGCTTGCTCGCTTCTTTGCGGAGCTGGAACGCACCATCTCCGAGCCGCCTCCTGGGTGGCTTCGAGATGCGCTGCCGCCCGGCTCGACGACCAAGACCCGCGGCCACCGCGGGCACCTACTCCCTTGATTTTGTAGTACAATGTCAACAGCCTTACCACTTATGAACTTGACCAATTCCTGGGCAGCTCTGCCCGAGACGCTCCATGGCGTCCAGCACCTTGCGCTGTTTGATGGCGCTGATCGCATCGCCTTTGATACAGAGACCACTGGCCTCAAACCGACGTTTGGCGGACTGCGCCTGCTGCAGCTCGCCGCGCCAGGGCTGCCAGTCCTGGTCATCGACATCTGGGATCTCGATGACGACGAGATGGAGGCGATTAAGGCTTTCTTCGCGGTGCCCAGGGAGTGGTACGCCCATAACGCCGTCTTCGACCTGTCCTGGCTCCAGGAGCACGGCGTCTACCCCGCGGGGGAGGTGCTCTGCACAATGCTCGCCTCGAGGGTGCTGGAGAACGGCATCCCAAATGTCCGCAACGGTCTCGCACCAGCGGTGAAGCGCTATCTCGATATCGAGATCAGCAAGGAGGAACAGGCCAGTGACTGGTCAAAACCGGAGCTCAGCGAGTCTCAGAAGACTTACGCCGCGAATGATGTTCGCGTTCTGATCGAGCTGGCGCAGGTGGTGCGGAAGCTGATGAAGCAGAAGTACCTCGAATCTGCGTGGGCGCTTGAATGCCGGGCACTGCCGGTCGTTGCGCACATGCAGCGGTGCGGCCTGCCCTTCAACCGCGAAAAGCTTGAGGCGCTCCAGGCGTTCTACGGCAGCGAAATCGACCGCTTAGGGGTCGAGTTCGTCGAGCAGCTTGATGCCGCCATGCCTGAGGGCGAGAAACTACCGCGCGATGAGGATGGCAGCTTCAACCTTCGCGCCAAGGCTGAAGGCACCATTAGAGCTGGTACGAAGAAATTAGCGGGGTTCAACCTCAATTCCCCTAAGCAGCTGGTGCATAAGTTCACCGTACTTTTAGGGCAGGAGCCTGTCGGTAAGGAAGGTAAGCCAAGTGCTTCACGGGCTGCACTTCGTACTTACGCCGCTGATCACAAAGTCATCCAGACTTACTTGGCGTGGAAGAAGGCGGAGAAGCGGCGACAAATGGTTGTCGCTTTGCTTGAGCACCAGGACGCTGATGGCTTTATTCGTGCCAGCTATTTGCAAATGGGGGCTGATACCGGAAGGATGTCGTGCCGGGAGCCGAATCTTCAACAAGTCCCGCGGGATAAGGGATTTAGGGAAGCAGCTGAAGCACCTGAGGGCTGGAGTTTCGTGGTGGCGGACTTTGGGCAGATGGAGCTGCGGTTGGCTGCGGCCATTAGTAAAGACGCACTGATGATTAGTGCGTTCCAGCGGAATGAGGACCTGCACACGATTACCGCCAAGGCGATCTATCCAGAGCCCACTGAAGATGAAGCCGAGTTAAAAGCACGACGCCAAGTAGCTAAAAGCGCGAACTTCGGGTTGCTCTATGGATCTGGCGCTAAGGGTTTGCGGGATTATGCAGGCGCTATGGGGATCACGATGACGGTCGAGGAGGCCGAAAAGATTAGGGATACGTTCCATGCCACCTACCAAGGCGTGCATGACTGGCAGCGTGAAAACGCAGAGCTGGCAAATAAGACGGCGAATCAGAAGTTTGCTGAGATTCGTATACCTGGAACGGATCTTCGCCGCTTCCTATTAGGTGATATGAATCGACTGACGACTCGCTGCAATACACCGGTCCAGGGGGCTGGTGCTGCGATTTTGAAGCTTGCCCTCGCTCGTTTGTGGCCGCACCTACTAAAAACCGGAGAGCAGCGGGTCCGCCTCGCCGCTGTTGTGCATGACGAAGTTGTGCTGTTGGTGCGTGAAGGTTTGGAGGAGGAGTGGGCTAAAACGCTCAGCGAAGTAATGGAAGCGGCGGAAGCAAAATGGCTTGGGGATATACCACCTCTAGCTGAAGCGGCCCACGGCAAAACCTGGTACGACGCTAAGTGATGCCGCGATCTCTACAGTTACTTAGTTGTGGCAATCCCGAAGGCCTATGGCCCGAACTGGGCGCCAAATCATGGTTGCCTGGTTGCAGGATGAGATTCGGCATGCCACAACTGCCGATCTACAGCGAGCAGCGGAATTTCTGGCCTTCGCCAAGGAGGTGCGGGATGGATGCTCGAAGCAGCGACGCTCCAGTCGCAAAGCGCAACAAAACAGTTGGCGCAAGTACGTTGACCAAAGCGTTGCCTGGTAGTACATTAACTGCAGTCCGCTTTGACTTACAGCCTTGAAAATGCACGGCGCCAAGCGGCATTACCAGGTTCTGATCGATCCTGCACGTGCTGACCTTCTCGACCGTGTTGCCGAGAAAGAGGGCAAACGGACCACGGCACTGATCCGGGATCTGTTGCACGATTTCCTTCAAGGCGTGTATACCAAGGCGGAGTATCAGAAGGCTCTGGATGCAGATCAAGACACACGCGCTCGAGCAGTTCGCCGTCAAACCGAAGGCAGACTCCGAGCTCGTAAAACAGAAAGCGCTTAATCAGTACGCGGTTCTGTTTGGACTGACCTGGCTGACCGGTCTTCTTATCGTCACTATCTTCCTTACTGTTTTTGATGGATCTTCCGTACCAGGTGCCCGGTAGAGGGTTCTCTACCTACGAGGTGGTGCTGCGTCTTCCGCACTCCAGGGCGCTTAAAACACTTCGCGTCGTTTCAGACGACATGTTCCAAGCTTCCCTCAAAGCAAGGGAGAATTTCATTGGATCGCAGATTGTTCGCTTAGTGGAGGTCTGATCCATGCTCGAAGATCTCGGTCTAAGACTCTTGCGTCTCGGCACCAAGCGGCCTGTGCGGGTGGTACGCCCTCCTTACTGGGTCATCGAACACTTAGAGCCGCAACCCGCTCCACCGCCCACACGCGGAGTGACTGCACTTGCTGTATGGATGCTTAGGCGTTCCAGCCCTTTATCCGTTATTGACTTCAGTCACCGCATCATCAAGGTCACCCTTCCTTAGGGGTGGCCTTTTTTCTTAGCTCGACGCCTTCTTGCTTCAACCACAGGAGGACCCGGCTGTACGGGATGCGGAGGGCGCGGCTGATGGACATGCCGCTCATGCCGCCGTTGTACATGAAAAGGACAAGCTTGGAGTCCGCACCACCCCAGAGACTGGGGGCTTGTTTCGTGTCTTCTTTCGCTTCCTCCTTGGTCACAAGCTTAGGTCCGGTTTAGTAATTAGAGTGTAGGCTATTTATAGGTTCGTTTCTGTGCTACTACTTATGTCTTCTTTTGAGAAAGTAACAATGGCGGAAGTTAAGGTCCGCACCGGTCGGAACTGCAAGACCACCCCGCTGCGGGAGGAGGTGCTAGCTATGAAGGAAGGCGACGCCATCTATGTGCCGTATTACGACGAGGAGACTGGTACGGGGTATCGGCCCACGACGATTTCGCAGGTGATGGGGATGCTCACCAAGCTGAGCGACCGCTACCGGTATTCGGTGAGGCGGGATGCCACGCGGCCTGGATGTTTCGTGCTGTGTGTCCGCAAGCCGGCAGTTTGAGTCTCGCTTGATAAGGTAGAATCGAAGTCCCGGTACAAGCTGGGACTTATCGCTTTTTCGAATTATGCCTCTTACTTTTTTAAGCAAGTCGCTGGACCGTGTCGTCCTGAAGGATGAGCTGCACTGCCTGACGCACCAGGAACTTCAGGCCCTGCGGGGTGAGCTGGTGATTGCTAGTCGTTCAATGCAGATCGCTTTGGATGCCCGGCTTAAAGATGAGCAGGAGACGGGCGTACCACTTGATACGGATTGGACTCACAAGATCCGTAAGAAGATGGAGGTCTGTGCGGCGTTCTGTAAGTCGATCGAGCATCTGCTGGAGCAGAACGTCCCGAACGGCTACCTCAAGCAGCTAATTAGCGAGAAGCTCGAGGAGCTGTTGATTGAGGAGGTGGGAGAGCGGCTGTATAAGGAGCTGAAGGAAGAGGCTAAAGATCTCGCGCTTTCAGATCTTCAAGCTCAAATTCGAGACGCATGATCTCGTGGACCGCGGACTGCAGCATGGCTTGGTACGTCATCAGGGTTCTGAACAAGTAGGCCTCGCGTGGTTCCATTGATCTCGCCAGGATCTCAGTCTGCAACTCCTTTTCGGGTTTTACATCTCTCTGTAACCAGTCCATCCGTGCCCTCCATTTGCGCTATTCTACGAGCGCCACAAGGTTCATTAGCTTTTATTTATGGCTGATTTTGCGAATTTGCTTTGGAATGAGGAGATCGAAATAAAGTCGCAACACGGCGAGGGGATCAGCAGACCCGTCGCTGGTGCGAAGACCAAGGAGTTCCGCATCAAGGTGCGGCAGGTTGGTGCATCTCCGATGTATGTCCATATGCGGGCTGAATCCAAGAGTCATGCTTTGAAGTACGCCAAGGCGCGCTGGCCCATGTCGCAAATTGAAATCGTCTGATTATGGAAGACACGCGATTTAGGGTTCACGTCCTTAGTGCGACGGAGAACCCTCAACAACTGGTGTGGCTTGGCATGCACCAGGACTACTTCGAGGGTTTCGTTGCTGACTCCGGTATCCCGGCAGAGGATGAAGCAGGACGCATATGCGTCAAGCGACTCTTAGCTGGGGAGCGCGGTCATTACGGACCACTCGAACATCCCGCCATCACTTTTGCCGTAGGCGGGTTCCCCCATTCCGTGATGCAGCAGGCCCGCACCCACCGGGTGGGCGTGAGCTTCGATGTGCAGTCGATGCGCTACACGGGCCAGCGCATGCTCGAGGTTGTCTCGGGCCAGCTGAAAGTTGAGGATGTGGTGTATTTCCGCCAGCCCGGTTATTACAAGGATCGAGATGGCAAGAAATACCGCTACTCCGTTGATGACATGGTGCAGGATCAGATCGTTGCTACGGATCTGATTAGGCGGTATGCAGCGCGGCTTAGGGCTGGATTCGCTGAGGAGCACATTCGAGGGATGCTGCCCTTTGATTTCAGGCAAAACTTTGTCGTCACCTTCAATCTGCGGAGTGCGCTCCACTTCCTTGACCTGCGGGCTAAGGCAGACGCGCAGCCTGAAATTCAGGCACTCTGTGATTTGATGCTGCCACGCCTCGAGGACTGGGCGCCTGAGATCCTCACTTATTACGTGGAACGGCGGCTGGGTAAAGCCCGCTTAGCGCCATGAGCTTTTTTCGCACGTGCCCGAAGTGCGGGCAGCCTTCGCTCAAGGTGAAGGAATGCAGAAAGGTCAACAACCTCGCGGCTTATCGCTACCGGCGCGAATGCAGCGACTGCGGCCATAGGCAGACAACTTACGAAGTTACGCCGGAACTAATCGAGGAGTACAAGCTCCTGCAGCGGCTAAATACCGCTATCTCGCAGGTCCTGAAACCCGAGGGCCGCGAGTCCTGTACCTCATGCACTTACTGGTCCGATGGCTCCTGTTCAATGCAGTTCCCCGAAGCGGGTGGATCTTTCGCCCGCGACTGCTCGCTATTCACAAAAGATCAACACGCGGAAGTGTGTGCAGTGCGGTAATTCCACGCGGAATCCCGTTTACTGCAACAAGTGTTTTGTGCAGACGCCGGGCGGTAAAGCCGAGCGGCGTATGGAGTGGATGCGTTCCAAGTACAAAGCATCAGAGTGTGGTGGTCCTTGCGCACCATGCATACATTGGAGCAGTAAGTGCGGCCTTGGTTTTCCTGAAGGCGGTTCTGTGTATGCCCTTGACTGTCCAGCCCTACTTACTGAGACCCTTCAATGAACTGGCACCCCTTCCTTAACCGCTTCGAGGTCTTCTTATTCAGGCTGCTGAGTAGGTCACCCCGTGTGGGCATGATCATCGTCAAGCAGCACAGCGAGCTTGTGACCTGGATACTCAAGGATCCGACTGACCAAGAGCCCCTTGATGACGATGACCTGGATAGTGTTCCATGGGGTTACGAAACTCCGGCTCAGCAGCTGGAACGCCTCTACCATGCACCGGATGCGGAGCACGGCTGACCGTGTATTACTGGACAGCCGGGGTAGGCTCTTACGGCGCTCACCCCATGGTCTTCGGCATTGACACTTACTTTCGACCTTGGTTCTTTAATGGAAAAACCGTTTATTGGGGCGATCCAGTCGCTGAACGCCGAGACGCTCTGCGAAGAGCTCAAGCCATGGCAGATCGAGACCGGTAAGGCCGCGTTTCTTGATTACCTTTACGAGCTTTATGACCGCAGCAACCCTGAGGACCCGGACCACGGGACTTATACGGGATTGATGCAAAAGTTCAAGGACGATAGCGCTGAAATTATGCGCGCTTCCTTTATTGCCTCTTACTACGCTTAATTACGGTGAACAAACTGATTGGGCTGTATAGCCCTGCTGCTGGATCTGGTAAGTCCACTATCGCTCAGTGGCTAGTCGAGACAGAGGGCTACACCGTTGTGCCCTTTGCTCAGACGCTCAAGGAAATGCTTATTCCGATGCTTAAAGCGTTGGGATACTGCACAGCCGCGGCTGAAGATCTTGTGTACAAGCACAAGGAGGTGGTCGTACCAGGTGCTGACGTCAGCGTGCGGCACATGCTGAGGACCCTTGGTACGGAATGGGGCCGAGATTGCGTTCGCCCTGACATCTGGTTGCGCTGTTGGAGTGAGCGAATCAAGCAGTACGACAAAGTTGTCGTCGATGACTGCCGCTTCGTTAATGAAGCGCAATTGATCAAAAAGCTGGGAGGGCAGCTTTGGTACGTTGAGCGGCCAGGCGTACCACGCAGTTTCGAGCACAGCAGCGAGGGCGGCCTCAACGACTATTTAGATTTTTCGTGTGCTGTCTTCAACGACGGGACATTAGAAGACCTCACAACTAAGCTTCAGCTAATTGCTCAGGTGTAGTGGCCTCGCTGCGGTATCACGCCGGCCGCATGGTTCTTTTCCAGGGAACCGATGGATGGCGTGTCCGCATCAAGACTCATACGGGCAAGATTGAACTTCCGCTTAGTTGCAGCGAGCTTGAAGCTGCAGTTATTGAGGCTGAGCAGCTCTATGCCGATGCGCGGGCCATCACTAATAATCAGCCGAGGTGTCAGCACTGCATCCACTGGGAAGTGATTGCGGCACAATGTGGTTTAGGTTTCCCTGAGGGGCGCTCCAGTGGAGGAATCTTCGCCAAAGACTGCTCATGCTTCTGGACAAAGCCCTGAGTACGTCATTCCTGAGGGGGCCATCGATTGTGGTGATGGCTTCTACATCGAAATGAGTACTGAGCCAGGGATTGGCGAGGTGCGGTATCGAAGCTGTATGCCTAACTGCGCTGTGGGGCGATACTCAAATGACCTATGGCAAGCACAGCTGTACATCGAACACATGAAAGGAAATCGTTGCGGTTGATCCACCGGATCACACGAAGCGCGCGAACTAGGCTCCAATGTGGCTGCTGAATCCACCAAATCCATAGAGGCGTCTGGGATTTGTCCGCGTTACAGCGAAGGCACGCTGGCACGCAGTTGCTGAGTGTTGTAGGGCCGCCGCGCGCCTTCGCCTTTATGTGATCGATGGTTGTGGCGTGCTTACCGCAGTAAGCGCAGGTGTTATTCCATGCACTGAAGATTGAAGCCCGAAATCGTTTTTTATTAGCTTTTTTAGTAACGAGAACGGTGTCATCAATCTGATGCTCCATTTTTCGGAATAATGTATGTGTCTATTTCTATGTCTATGATGTCGTCTTCACTGTAAAAAGCCTCCGCGATCCTGGAGTAGATGTCCCCAGGAATCAGGTCGGCTTCCTGCGCAGTCTCGAAGTAGAACTTCCCTCGAATTTCGATTAGGAAGCGCTCCATAAGCGAGATTCGCCTGAGGTAAGGGTAGCTAGATCAGGTCTTCCCAGCTCGGCATTACCTGTGGTTGGCCGTTGTAATGCCCAATTTCTCCATAATTCAGCTCGGGATTGGTCACCATGAGTAGGAAAACCATCTGTCCGATCTTCATTCCGGGGTAGAGGGGCAAATTGTGGTACTTGCGGTTGTTCTTTAGCTCGAGAGTGAGGCGGCTTCCGTTCCAGCCGCAATCGGCGAAGCCGGCGTGGCTGTGTTCGTAGCCCTCCCTGGCACGCGATGACTTCAGGCAGAAAAAGCCGCAGATATCGGAGGGCATGTTGAACAGTTCCTTAGTCTCGGCCAGAAGGAACTCGCCGGGCGCCATCAAATAAGGCGCGTCTTTGGTGCAGTGGGCAATGGACTGGAGCTGCAGGTCCTTGCTGTGCTCGACGTCAACCATGATGTTGTCGCCGATTCGCAAGTCCAGGGAAGCGGGATTCAGAAGCTCGATGTCAAAGGGGCGCACCATCGATTCTTCGACGCAGAGACGTCGAATCTCGCTATCCGGCAGGAGCATTTAAGTACTCGGTATCGCTGAGCAGTGTAGTCGTGGTTGTCCTAAGGGGTAAGGAAGAGTTTTAATTCGTCTTCCCGACGACGTGCCAGGCCCTCGAGCACTTTGCCCCCGGCTTTGTTCCAGCGGGGCAGCTCCTCCTTCGCTACACGATTTGGGTCCTCGCCTGAATTGAGGCGCCGGCGCAGGGTGCTATCAAACAGCGCACCAGCACCGACGTTGAACACGAAGCAGATCAGAGCACAACGCTGGTTGTTGGTCAGTTTGGCGGTGATCTGTAGGTCGACGACATCAACAAAGCGCTGAACGTCCTTCTCAAGCAGGGCATCGGCTTCCTCTTGGGTAATCCGCATGCCCATCTTGACCTTCGGACCAGTTGAGCCGTAGCCGATCGTTGGTACGCCGGCACTGCATAAGTAGGTCTCGAGGCGGCAACCTTCCCACTTGCGGATCAGTGCGACAGCTGGGCCGATTGAGCTTTCGGGTTGCTTACCGGCTTGGCTCCATGTGGAAAACCAAGCCCTGGAGCGATCGAACGCACCAGGGTCGGCCGTGAGAATCTCGGCTTCAAGTTCGTCAAGGGCTGCCAGCTGATGGGGCAGCGCCTTGTAGTACTTGAAGAGGTCGGCTAAGCGGATGGGGCTTTTGCCCATGATTTAGAAGAAACGGAACTTCGTGGGGCTTAGCCGACTCAGCGCTTTTTTGCCTTGAGCAGGTTCAGAGCCTGGAGAATCAGTTGGATGACGCTGTTGGATTTCAGGGGGCTCATTCCGATGATCTCGGAGGCCGCACCAACGATGATCCAGAAGGCGGGGTGGCTGAGGAAGTCGAAGTCCATAAAGTGCTGGGTTCTGTGCCCAGCCTAGTGCGATCTGCGCGTTTGCTCTAGTGCTCTGAGTCGTACTTCGTGATCGTCGAGGCGTTCTTTGTGATCGGAGCGCAAAGCGGTGATCTGCTCGAGGATCAGAGCCATGCGGGTGTCCATAACACTGGCGCGCTTATCGATGCGCCACAACGCACTAACACCAGCGATGATCGCCGCGGTGACCAGAGGTGTAAGGAAAGGATCCATCAGCCGCGGTGGCTATCGTCTCATTATGGCGACTCCCCGTAAGCCCCCTTTTTGCGTCGAGCGGTTCAACCGCTTCGCTTCCTTGGGGATCATGGTGTGGTCTGCCGCAATGCTGACACTGATGTCGATGGGCATCGTGTCGAGTAAGAGTGAGATGTTTTTCGTAACAGTGTTTGGCGGATCCTCCGCTGTATTTGGTGTCAACGCTGTGAATAAGGCTGGGCAGGC